GGGGCGATGAGTCGCACGGTTGACGCTTTTAGTGGCATGATTATGCGCGTACCGCCTACAGTCGATAACCCAAGCCCCTTGCTGGATGATGTGACCAATAGCGATATTAGCCTGGTCGAATTTACCGCCGAAGTGTTAGAAGAATTATTGGTATGCGGTTTCGGTGGCGTGTTGGTCGAACACTCGCCATTATCTGATGCGGTGACACTAGCACAGGCTCAGGCTTTAGGCTCTCGGCCTTATCTAGCCCTGTTTGATTGCGATTCAATCCTTAATTGGAAAATGAAAGGCAAGCACATCACTCAGCTAGTGCTTGAAGAAGATGAATACATAGCGACATCAGAGTTTGAAGGTGACGAACAGTGTTTTTATAGAGTGCTAGACTTAGACACGGCTGGAAACTATAGACAGCGCAAGTTTATCAAGTCAACGAAAAAACCGGATGAGTTTATCCAAGTTGGTGATGATATTTATCCACTGATGAACGGCGCAAACCTGAAAGAAATCCCCTTTTATTTCTTTGGTTGTGCGGAGGAGCTGCCTATCTTGATTGATTTGGTTGATTTAAATATTAGCCATTACATGACTACCGCCGACCTAGAAAACGGCGCTCATTACACCGGCATCCCTCAGCCTTGGTTAGCGGGTGTGCAATTACCGGATGGCGTTAGCTTATCGGTGGGCGGTGTGAGTGCGTGGGTGTTTCCAGACCCACAAGCCAACGCGCAATATTTAGAGTTTGGCGGTCAAGGCTTAGGCGCATTAGAAAAGCGTATTGAATTGAAAGAAAAACAAATGGCGGCGCTTGGGGCCAAGATGCTCAGTGATAGCGTCACAGCAGAAACCGCAACAGGCGCAGGCTTACGTAGTACCGGAGAGTTTAGCGTTTTAGCGATGCTATCCGATCAAGTCAGCAAGGTATTATCGAGGGCCTGCTCATTTATGCACCTATGGTCAGGGTTACAGCCTGTTGAGATTAAGTTAAACACTGACTACTTGCCCGCTAAGATGACCCCGCAAGAATTACAGGCATTAGTCGCAGCATGGCAAGCGGGGGGCATATCATCCATGACATTATTCAGCAATTTGCAACAAGGGGAATTAATCGCTAACGGCGTGACGTTTGAAGATGAACAGGCACAGATAGCAGAGCAAGCGCCGGTATTAGTTGCACCTGTAGCCCATGCCGTTAAGTAAAGTTCTATTTGACGATACTATCGAGCTTCATTTAGATATGGAGCGTGTGGCGATTGGTTCACGCGCGACTATTATCGACCTGCTCAAGAATCTGGAACAAGAACTGATTGCCAAGGTAGCTGATGGGGTAACAGATTGGAGCAAGGCCCGCATAGCCAAACAACTTAGTGAAGCGGATGCGGTTATTCGTCAATACTATGATGACGCGGCAGGCATAGCCAGAGACACCACTACCAGCGTGGCGCAAGTGTCAGCCAGTGCCACAGCAACCTCGTTAAGTGCGGCGGTAGGTGGTCAAGTGGCTATTGGTGTATTGCCAACAGCGGCTTATCTTGAAACTTTAGCCGGTAACACGATTATACAAGGCGCAGTACAGGCCGACTGGTGGAGTCGTCAAGCGGGTGATACAGCCTTTAAATTCCAGTCAGCCGTCAGGCAAGGTTTAGTCGCCGCAGAGACTACACCGCAAATCATCAAGCGCGTTCGTGAGGTGCTGGACTTGTCCAGTCGTAACGCAACCACGCTAGTTCATACCTCGGTGCAATCGGTGGCTAATGCGACACGCGAAAAGATATTCGACGACAATACCGATGTGGTATCAGGCAAGGAGTGGTGTGCAGCCCTCGACCGTAGAACCTGCCCGACTTGTGGCGTGCGTGATGGCAAGCGCTGGACAACTGAGAGCAAGGCCATTGGTCATAGCATCCCTTACACCGTACCTCCGCAACATTTTAGGTGCAGGTGTTCAATGATTCCTGTGCTTAAAACATGGGAGGAGCTGGGTATTGATATGCAGGAGCTGCCAGACGGCACGCGGGCATCGATGGACGGTCAAGTTAATGATAAGACCTTTGCTGATTGGCTCAAGCGCAAGGAGGCACAGACACCAGGCTTTGCAGATAAGACACTAGGCAAGGGCCGCGCGGAGCTGTTCAGGGATGGCAAACTTACTATGGATCAGATGATAAGCGGGGGAAAGCCGTTGTCGTTGAGTGATTTGCAGGCTAAGTATGGAGCACCTATAATTGATGATATGGAAAAGCAATTAAAGAGTATTATTGGTAATGAGGTATATGATAATGCGCTATCAATAATATCCTCAAGAAATTTACCAAACATTATTAGTGAAGCTGAGCAGGTGGCACTGTTCGCATGGACAATGGACACAAGTAGCAATTCTATTTTCAAGAAAATTAATGGCTCTTTAAGGGCCGGTGAAGATAGCAAGTTAAACCCCATAATTAACTTGATGGGATCAGCTTTAGATAAGTTGCCAAACTATAATGGAAAAATTTATAGATCGGTTAAAAGAGGTAGTTTTTCAGGAAACTTTCCTAGTTTTGATGCTGCACATGTAACGGGAAAAAAGGTAATATATACAGGATTTACAGGAGCATCTAAAAATATTGAAAGCACACTTCGTGGTAATATAAAGTTTAATATTTCCTCAAAATATGGGAGAGATATTAGTTATTTTTCAAGCAATCCAGATCAAGGAGAGGTATTGTTTTCCCCTAACTCTGTTTTTGTTATTGAACGCCGGATTGACTCTGGCAAGGCGGTTGAATTATGGTTGCGAGAGCTATCACTAAGCGAGAAAACAGAACAAGTAATGAGATCGGCATCAAAGTGGTAGTCCGAGGGAATAAAAAGCTAACTTGTCTTGCATCAACTACTGAAGAAGAAATAAATCAGGCATTTATTGAAAGTAACCAAATGGATGAGATTGAGCGTAGATGGGAAGAAAAAGGCAAGATATGGACTAAAGATGATGAATCTTTTTTAGATAGAATGTCATCATAAATTAATATAAAAGTTATTCGTCACCCCAAACCAGCCTAGCCGCTGGTTTTTTTATGCCTGTTGTTAGTCCAGTTTGTCATATTAGTTTTAATACTAAACATCAATATCATAGCCCCACAATGGTTACGCCATTATCAACGGCCTACGGCCTCCAAACCTTACGGGTAGCAATAAAATGGACATTACACCAGAGATTCAAGCGGTCATTGATGCAGCAGTCGATAGCGCAAAAGCAGGCTTACAAGCGAAAAATCAGGAGTTGCTTGATAAAAACAAGAAGCTTATGAAGGGCCAAGAAATTGACCCGCAAACCGTGATTGATCTTGAAGCGCAAATTGACAAGTTGCAAAGTGATTTAAGTACGGCTCATAAGTCAGGCAAGGAGTCAGTTAAAACGCTGGAAACCTTACAAGCTCAGTTAAAAGCTGAGACAGGCTTCACCCAGAAGCTTCTAATCGACAACGGGCTAACAGATGAACTGGTAAAAAATGGCGTAGCACCACAATTTTTAGCAGCAACAAAAGCCATGTTTGCAGGACAAGCGCAGGTTATAGCAGACGGTGATACCAGAGTTGCCAAGATTGGCGACAAGTCAGTATCGGACTTTGTAAAAGATTGGGCAGCATCCGAAGATGGAAAGCACTTTGTCAGCGCACCCGCTAACGGTGGTGGCGGCTCACAAGGTGGCAAAGGTGGCGGTACTGACGCAAAGATAATTAACCGTGAGGCATTTAATGCCAAATCACATGCAGAACGTTCCGAGTTTGCCAAAAGTGGCGGCTCGGTCATTGATTAACTAAACAGGAATAAACATGGCAAACGTATTAACTTCATTAGCGGCTGATATATACAAAGCAGCCGACACGGTAGGCCGCGAATTAGTCGGCATTATCCCCTCAGTAACCATTAACGCAGGCGCTGAAGCGGTTGCTATTGGTGACGTGATTAGATCGGCTTTCACTCGCACTGTGGCTGTCGGTACTATCACCCCGTCTATGGTTATCCCAGAGGGTACAGATCAGACCGTCGATAACAAAACCATGACCTTGGATCAAACCGCCTCGGTTAAGATTCCGTGGACAGGTGAGGACATCAAACACGTCAACAATGGCGCTGGTTATACAAGCATCTACGGCGACCAAATTGCCCAAGCGATGCGAGCCATTACTAACCAAATCGAAGCGTATGCTTGGGGCTTGGCTTATAAAGGTGCGTCACGTGCTTTCGGTACGGCTGGCACTACGCCATTTGCTGCTAACTTTAATGAAGTGGCTGAATTGCGTCAAATCTTGATTGATAACGGCTGCCCAGACGACGGTCAATTAACCTTGGTCATGAATACCGTTGCTGGTACTAAGCTTAGAAACTTAGCACAGTTACAACAAGTGAACACTTCTGGAACTGAAACCTTATTACGTCAAGGTGAATTGCTTAACTTACAGCGCATTATGTTGAAAGAATCAGCAGCGCCTATTGCAGTCACTAAAGGTACAGGCGCGTCTTACACCTCAAGCGCAGCGGGTTATGCTGTCGGTGCCACTGATATTGCTGTCATCACAGGTACAGGAACTATTTTGGCGGGTGATGTGGTTACCTTCGCCGGTGATGCTAATAAGTATGTGGTTGCTGTCGGTGTTTCGGCGGCTGGTACGATCTCACTAAATGCACCGGGCTTACGCTTGCCATTGGCTGCCTCTGCTGTTGCTTTAACAGTCGGCGCAACGGCAACCAGCAACATCGTCTTGCACAAAGGTTGTTTTGAATTAGCAGTGCGCCCGATCTCCTTACCTATGGGCGGCGATGATGCTGACGATCAAATGACCATTCAGGATCCACACTCAGGCTTGAGCTTTGATATATCAGCCTATAAGGGCTACAAAAAAGCCATGTTTGATATTTCTTGCGTCTACGGCGGCAAGATGTGGAAACCTAACCATGCGGCATTGTTGCTAGGCTAGTTTATAAACGCTGCTCATTCTCACGAGTGGGCAGTCTTTAGAGATCTATCAGGAAATAACATGGCATTAATCACAGAAACAGGTATAGCAAGCGCAGCAAGTGAAAGCCTGTGTAATGTAGCGACAGCGCTGGATTATTTTACAAATAGAGGTAATGCTAATTGGCTTGCGCTATCCACTACGCAACAAGAACAAGCGCTTAGAAAAGCCACCGACTACATGGAGCAAGTCTATAAACTCCAATGGCAAGGGCTTAGAGTTAATAACACTCAGGCGCTAGATTGGCCTAGAGTGGGTGTTACGGCTAATGGCTATTATGTCTTATCGACGATTGTCCCTGTCGCCATACAGCGGGCCTGTGCAGAATTAGCGCTTAGAGCGGCTGCGGGTGATTTGTTAGCCGATACTACCCAGCAAAAAGTAAGTACAAAAGTGGGTGATTTAGAAGTTTCAATGGATAAGTACAGCCCTCAAGCCGTGCAATATCCGGCTATCGTCGCCTTACTACAGCCTTACTTTGATCTAGCGGCTGGCTTCTCACACAAGGTCGTTAGGTGAAGTTTTACACGGATATGCAATCACTCGCCAACCTGTTGCTGGGTGCGTATGGGCAACAAATTACGCTCACTCATAACACCGCTGGCGTTTACGATCCCACCACTGGGATGGTCGAAGCGACATCAACTACCGAGCTTGGTCATGGCGCACTCTTTGACTACCCCGCAAGAATTAGCGGCTTAAGCCAAGCAGATGGAACGCTGATTCTGCAAGGTGACAAAAAGCTATTACTTGGCGCGGTCGGTATAACAGCGCCTAAGATTGATGACACAATCCTAGCCAATGGCATCACCTACATTATTAAAAACATCAAATCGTTAAACCCAGCAGGGATAGTCGTCATGTACGAATGTCAACTAGGGGGCGCTTGATGTCGGGGACTTTCGCGCTAGATATAAGTCATTTTATCAATCGAACGCGCTCTAATGCCGACCTGGTCACTAAGAAGATTGTGCTAGATATCGCACGATCAGTGATTAGAAAGTCACCCGTTGATACCGGACGCTTTAAGGGCAACTGGCAGTATGGCACTAATGAATTACCCACAGGCACAACAGATATCCACGACGAAAGCGGCAGTGGTACCGTGGCTCATATTGCCGGACAAGTACCCGCGCAAGCCTCCGGCAAGTTGCATTATATCGTTAATAACCTGCCCTACTCGATACGCTTAGAACATGGTTGGTCAGCACAAGCGCCACAAGGCATGGTCGGCTTAACGATAGCAGAATATCAAGCCATCGTTAGACGGGCAGCAGGTGAGATCACATGAGCATCACTCACATCAGAGCCGCACTAGAAACCGCACTCAATGCAATGACACCGCCATTAGCCACCGCTTGGCAAAATGTCAGCTATACGCCTATTGCTGGCACACCTTATCAGCGCGTCTGGTTATTGACGGCAGAGCCAGAACATAGAGAATTTGGCGCTAGTTACACTGAATCAGGCTATATGCAGCTTGATTTATGTTACCCACAAAACACAGGCGCAGGCGCTATAGAGCAGCGTATAGAATTAATAAGAACGACTTTTAAACGAGGAACAGCACTACTCAACGGCGGCATTACGATCACCGTTACAGCAGCGCCAGAACTCGCACCCTCCTACCTTGATGGGGATAGATTTATCCGCCCCGTTAAGATTCGTTTCCATGCTTACATCCCACAATAGGAACACTCATGCCAATAGCACAAGGTATCAATAAAATAGTTGCGATTAAAAAGCAAACAGCACTGGGGTCACCTGCCACAGGTGCTGGTGCAACTGCTTTACGTCGTGAACAATCCAGCACGAATCTTAAAAAAGAAACGTATGCTAACAATGAAATTGCAACGCATCAGCAATCGACGGGTAAAACTCACGGGAACCGCTCAGTTGATACCTCGCTTAATGGCGTGTTATCGACAGGCACTTACTCGGCGGTTATCGGTTCAATCTTGCGCCGTGACTTTGCAGCCGTTGCACCAATAGCCACACAGTCGATTACCTTCGCAGGGGCGGCAGGCGCATGGACAGCCACAGGCACTGGATTCTTAGCTGGCGGCGTTAAAGTTGGTTGTATATTCAGAATCACAACAGGCTCAGTGACTGCCAACAACAGCAGAAACTTTTTGGCTACCTCAGTCACTGCGACTGTTATTACGTTTATTGCTTTAGATGGTGCAACTGTCGCATCTGGCGCAAGCACAACCTGTGTAACAACGCTAACCGGCAAGCGTACTTATGTGCCTGATACGGGCCACACCAAAGACTATTACACGCTTGAAGAATGGTATGGTGATTTGAGTGTATCTCAAACTTACACCGACATCATGTTTGGTAAGTTGGACATCGGTTTACCGGCCACAGGTAACGCGACTATAGCTGTCACTGGTGTTGGCCTTGATCGTCCGGTTTCAACGGGCGTTCGTGTATTCACTACACCTACTGAATCAACTACTAATCCAATCGCCGCTGTCAATGGTGTCTTGATTGTTAATGGCGTTAAGGTCACTAACATCACTGGCGTAACTATTTCGATTGACGGTAAGGCGGCTAGTATGGGCGCTGTTGTGGGTGCTAACGTATCACCTGACATTCAGCGTGGTTCAATCGAAGTCTCTGGCTCATTCACGGCATTGTTTGATTCAATGACGCTATCAGATTTATTTAACGCAGCGACATCAATCGCCTTAGTTGCCGTCATCACCGATGGTAGCACTGCAATGGCTGACTTTTTAACCATTACTTTACCCAGTATCACTTTAGATGGTGATTCAAAAGACGATGGCAATAAGGGCATTGTAGGTACATACCCATTCACCGCCAGAATATGTGACACCACAGTGGGTGGTGCAGCGTTGGCGTATGACCGCACTATTATTTCAATCCAAGATTCAGAATAACAACCCTTTGCGGTCAGTTATTGCTGGCCGCGTTTACACACGCAAAGAGATTATAAAATGGAATTATCAAGTTTAGATTTATCAAGCACCTCAGAAACAGGTTACGAGTTTGAATTTATCCCAGAAGCCACAGGCATTGGCGAGGGGTTTTTAATCACCGTGCTAGGTAAACATGCTGACACGGTCAAAGACTGGACACGCAAAGCCGTCAACAATATGCGTGAACGTGAACGCATGTTGGCTAAAAAAGGCAAAGACGATTACCGAAAAGTCGAAGAAGATGAGGAGTTCGGCATCCAATTAGCCGCCACTACCATTATTGGTTGGACGGGTTTAAACAATGACGGGAAGCCGGTCGAGTTTAGCAAAGCGATGGCCTTAACCATTTGCCGGATGAATCCAGAGTTACGCGACCAAGTC